CTATCGCCTCCACAGACGAACTCTCTGCCACACCTCTCAAACGCCACAACGGTGAGCAATGGGGTTTCTACTTCGCCGTCTCTACCTCTGGCTACCTCAGCAAAATCCCCGCCATCCCCTCAAATCGCCTAGTCTACGCCGAGTAACCTCCGTAAATATGTTTGACCCACGGCAGCAGCAAGAACTGGAAGCGCTACGCAAGCTCGAAAAGCTTCAGCGTGACTATGCCTTGTTTATGTATAAGCCGCACGAGAAGCAGGAGATTTTTCACAGGAACGGGGATAAGAAGAGGCGCTATTTGCGGACTGGGAACCGCTTTGGAAAGTCGACGTGTGGCAGTGCGGAGGACGCGGCTTTTGCTATTGGCGAGCGCCCTTGGATGGATGAAAGTGATCCCGACCGGCGCAAGGGAATTCCGCAGCGCCCGACGAAAGGGTTGATTCTTGTCGCAGACTGGGACAAGGCGAGGGAGGTGTTCACTTGTGTGGAAGAGGGACAAAAGGGGAAGCTGATGCAGTGGATTCCTGTGGATCGTTTGATGACACCGAAGAAGAATCAGAGTGGTGAAATTGATTGCGTGCCGGTGAAGAGCATCTGGGGCGGAACGAGTTTGATTTACATCGACACGGTGGCGAGTTTCAAGCACAACCCTTTGAGTCAGGAGTCCAGCCAATGGGACTGGATTCATGTTGATGAGCCTATCCCGAAGGATATGTGGATTGCGGCTAGTCGTGGGTTGATCGACACGGGTGGCAGTGCCTGGTTCACTTGCACGCCGATTACAGAACAGTGGATTAATGAATATTTCCTTCCGCCCAGCAAGATGCGGAAGAGTTTTGAGCTCGGCCAGGTGCATGACGACTACCCTGAAAGGTGGATCATGACCGGTTCGACGTATGACAACCAGACGCTGACGAAGGAAAACATTGACACCTTCGCGAACAGTCTGGACCCTAAAGAACGTCAGTCTCGAATTCACGGGATTCCAAAGGCGTCAGCTGGGTTGGTTTATCCAAACTTTGAAATGGAGAGGCATGTTTATAGCGACCTTCCGGTTGGTTGGAAGGATTTTGACGCGCCGCCGGAGGACTACACCATCCGCGTTGTGATCGACACGCATGTGAGGACTGAGCAAACAGTGCAGTTCTGGGCCACCGCGCCGACGGGCGAGATGTTTTGTTGGGCGGAGATTTTTGCGGACTGCCTTATTAACACGTTCTGCGAAGCGATTCTGGAAACTCTGGGTGGGAGAACTCCTTACCTTTGTGTGATCGACCCGAGCGCCTTCATCGCGAATCCGGTGGATGGTCGATGCCTGGCGGATATTTTTTGGGAGTATGGCATTCCTGTGCAGCGCGCGACTAAGGAGTTGAAAACCGGGATCATTAAAGCCCGCCAGGCGCTCGAAGCCACCCGGGCATATGTCATCAACGGGCGCGAGGTAACCCTTGGCTTAGTGCGCTTTTGCTCTTCGTGCAGCGAAACCATCCGAGAGTTCTTCCTTTACACCTGGCAGAAAGAAAAAGAAAAGCCGGTTGACAAAGACGATCACATGATGGAATGTTTCTACCGGGCGGTCTCGCATGGCTTGCATTGGGTTTCACCTGAGAGCGAGCCGCTTAGCGAGAAACCTTCAAAAGCCTCTGACCGCGAGCTTGACCTTACCCCGTTTAGTGACGGCGACTTAAACTCCTTTTCCCAATGACACCTGAAATCATCGAAATGCTCGAACAAGAGGAGCATCCAGATAACATCCAAGAGCTTCTTGAGGAAGTTGTGGATGCGGTGAATAACTCGCGCACTTTTATTGCTGCAAATTACCCCGCTTGGGACAAAAGCCTGGAAACCTACAAGCGTAAGAAGCACGTCGACGCTTCCGATGCTCGTGCTAAGCAAAAGGGAGAACCCGCTAAGATGGTGGTGCCTCTTACTTACGCTCAATGCAACACGCTGGTCACCTTCCTTTTTATCTCTCTCACGTCGAAAGACAGTGTTTTCGAGCTTTCTGCCACCGGAGACGAAGATTTCCCCATCCGTGAAGTCGCCCAGGCTGTCGTTGATCGCGAAGTCCGTCAGACAAACTACCACATGCGACTAGTCGAAGCCCTGCTCGACATGGTGCGCTTTTCCCTGGGTGTTCTCAAAACCAGCTGGGAATATGAGTCTGTTTTTGTCACTACAACTCCACCAGAGCAAGACGTCTCCTTCCTCTTCGACCCCACAGACCTAACCATTCCGCAGGAACCTGAAGTCGAGGAGGAAGAGGTCATTCTCAAAGAAGGCTGTAAGATCGAGAACATCTCGCCTTATCACTTCTTCTATGACACTCGCGTCCCACTTCCTCGCTGGAAAGAAGGGCGCTTTGCCGCAGATGAGCAGTCGGTAAACTTGAAAGACCTCAAACGTCTGGACAAGCAGGGTTTCCTCGCTGGCACAAAGCACATCAAAGAGTTTGACCGTGAGCTCTGGACCGCTCGTGGCGGTAACGCTAACAACCGCCTCGAAGGCGTCGAGCCCGCCAACTACATCGGCAAGAAACCCAAAGGCGATCGCATGGTTGCTCGCACGTCTGTTCAATACCGCCTTACCCCTTCCGAGCACGGGCTTGGAGATTCGGACGATGAAGAGATCTGGGTCGTTACAATAGCCAACGACAGTCGCATTATCGGCCTTCAACCGTTGAATTCTCCGACAAACGAGTTTCAATACGACATCCTCCAGCTCCTTCCTGACCAGCACGCTGATCTTTCTGACTCTCTCTCTAAGCTCATTGATCCTATTCAGGAAGTCATCACCTGGCTCATCAACGCTCGTGTCGCCTCGGTCCGTCGCAACATTGACGGCCGCCTTGTTGTTGACCAACAGCACGTGGATATGTCCACGCTGAACACAAACAGTCCGTTCATCCTCCTCAAAAAGTCCGCCCCGCGCATGGGCACCTCGCGCTTCATCGAGCAGCTTCGCACAACAGACCCTACCGCTTCTCACTTCAACGATTCCGAGGCGCTAATCCGCATCCTCTACATGGTTTCCGGAGTGAACGAAAACTCCATGGGAGCCTTTGCCCCCGGTCGCCGCTCCGCCACAGAGAACCGCACAGCGAATGCAGGTGCTTCCGCACGAATGAAGCTCATTGGAGCCTCTTGCTGGTATGGAGGCCTCGCCTCCCTCGGTCGTAAGCTTCTCCTTTCCTGCCGTCAGGACATGTCATTTAAGACATTCTCCAAGATTGTCGGCGCGGCTAAAGCCGAGCAATACTACGACCTCTTCCACCCAGCCTCCCCTTACGAGCTCTACTCCTCCGAGGACTTCTTCACTTACGACGCGACCATTGAATCCGAGCGTAACTACGTGGCCCAGTCCCTTCAAGAGCTCTTCCTCGGCCTTGTTTCTAACCCGGAAGTTGCAGCCAGTATGCAACTCGACCTTCCCGCGATGCTTAATGAGATTTATGCGCTCCGAGGAGTTAAAAACCTTTCTCGCTTCAAGGTGAAAGCTCAGCCTGGGCTTCCTGCTCCGGGCCTTCCACCCATCCCACCCGTCGATCCTAACCTCACACCCGTTCTCCCATGACCGACGAAGCCCTTATCGACCCGCCAAACAGCAAAGACTTTGCGCGTCGTATAACCGCACTTGAAGAGCTGTCGGTAAATCCTATTTACGGAGAGCTTTTGAGTTACATCAAGACTCAACACGCTGGAATTATGCAGAGTGTGTTCTTAACTCCCACGACTATGGAGGGCGTTCTCGCGAGGGAGCGCTGCTTCGGTGTGGCAGAAGAATACCAGGTTTTACTTTCGTGGCTGGACAATGAGATTCTAGACGCGAAAGCACAATACGAGCAACTTAAGCTCGAAGAAACACAAGAAAAACTAAAACCATGAAAATAAACTGGTCTTTAATGAACCGCCTCGGCTTCTGTGAAGAAGAAGGGGAATTTGCTCGCTTTACTGCTTCTGGTGGTACAGGAGCAGCTGCCGCGAGCAGTGATGACGACGCTGGAAACAGCGACGATGACGACGACGATGATGATTCGTTTGTCGATGATGACGATGATGATGACGATGACTTGGAGTCTGCGGTGCCTGCTGGCGGTGCGGCCAAGAAACCCGTTCGTCAACCTAAACCCATCCAGCTTGACCAAGACGCCCTCGTGCGTCAGATTGCTGAAGTTACTGCTCGCGTTCAGCAGCAGGGACAGCAGCCAGGTCAAACACCCCTCACCGAGGCTGAAATCCAACAGCGTCTTGGCCGTCCGACGGTTAAGGCTGAGCTGATTGCGCTTATCCGCAATCCTGAAACGCCACCAGAGCAAGTGGCCGACGCGTTGCAGCAACTGCAAGACGGCACGTATCGTTACGCGATGACGACTACGCAACACCTTTTGCAGCATCAACTAGCTCCCCTGCTTGAAATGCAGGCGCAGTTTGCACAGCAACAGCGTGAACAAAAAGAAGCTGCCTTCCGCAATAACCTGACACAGCACTACCCAACGTTGAAAAAGTTCAACGGTGCTGTCGGCCGCGCGATGCAGGAACTTTCTACTGAAGGCTTTAGCGCCAAGGGCCTTAACCCTGAGCAAGTCTATAAAGCAGTCGCACAAAGGGCTAAAAAAATCATTCGCGAGAGTATGCCCGACTTTTCGCTCAAGTCAAAGGCACCGAACCAACACCGTCAGGCGGGGTCGTTCCGAACAACAAGGCAGGGGGCGGGTAGTCCGGCTCCCGCACAAAGTTCTGGAGCTGCTTCGTTTGCGCATCTCTTAGGCTAACGTTAACGAACCCAAACAAACACAATGTCTCTCTTCAATCTCATCTCATCCGCCGATCTGGAGTCCAGCTACTCCGCTCGTGCTCTCAGGCAGATCGCCTGGAAATACCCGTGGGGCAATACGCCTCTCCTCTACCTCCTGTCCTTGATGGACAAGAATGAAACTGATAAACCCAAGTTCGACTGGTATGAAGGCCGTCAAACGCAGGTTTCCTCGACCACAATTACTTCCGGCGCTATTGGTGGCGGTGGTGCTGGCCCTTTCGCCAACGCAGCCAACGACGCTTCTGCCGCGGCCTCCGGGTTCACCTGGACCGCCGATACGGTCTACAACGTCTACGTTACCTCGAATGAGCGTTTCCGCGTGGACGATGTGATCTGGCTCCGCCGTGTGCCAAACGCGGCTGCTAGCGCTTACCTCGAACTCAAAGGCATCGTGACCGAAGTCGTCAGTGGCTCCACCACACGACTGAAAGTCATGGCTCTAGTCTCCGTGGCAAGCGTGAGCAATGACACCGACGCACAAAGCATCGACGTCGTCCTCATCGGCAAAGCAGCCCCCGAAGGCGATACTTCCCGCTCTGGCGGTCTTGAGCTTCCAATTGAACCTGAGAACTACACTCAGATCTTCCGCGAAGCTTTTGACAGCACCGGCACTGCGCTCAAAGCTGGCATGGAATGGGACGAAACTGGTCACTACAAAACAATGGCCCGCCAGAACATGTTCCGTATCTGCGAGGCTATGGAAGGTGCACTCTACTTCGGCGTGC